AAATGATCAAACACTGGACCAAAGTGTGCTAGTGAGAATATTGAATCTATTCTACCACCTGGAAAGTTATTCACTAATGATGCCGAATTAAAACATGGTGGTATATCTAATGCTAGTTGTCTAACAGCATCAGGGTTAGCATATAAGTCGTCTATTATTACTATAGGCCATTCACCAACTGAGCCTAATCTAGTTACAGACATTTTTAGATCAGGATTAAGTTTAAATGTTTCTAACTCATCTATGATCTTTTTATGCATTTATTACCTCTGGAATAAATTTAGTTGCTATAAGTTTGTGTGCTTCTACATTGTAATGCACTTCGTCTTGTAGCATAGTAGCTATATCTATATTTAAGTTATCTTTAATCCATGTTTCTGCTGATGTAGTAAACAACTTTGTTTGCGTTAATGGCACAAACGATTCTAATATATTAGGCAATTCTACATGGTCATTTATACGCCATATGTATACTGGAATGTCTAACGTTTTACACATACTATCAATAAGTGCAATATCCTTACAATATTGTTCGTATACTAAATGAGTTAATACTTGATGATGTACTACAGTATTATAATACTCTTGGGTATCTCCGGGCCAAACCTTTGGTATCCAGTGTTGTGGCCACTTTTGATTTCCACTAGCTAAGTTTGCGCCATTAAACTTAACTTTGTCACTCCATTCGACTATGCTATAATCTATAGTAGAAAAATCAGTGTGTAGTACAAAGTTTTCCTGTTCTTCGTGTGTCGCTAAAAAATAGTCATTAGGTAGTTGGGTAAATCCAAGTTCGTTTGAATGTCCCATTTTCCATCGATCCCAGTGTGTTGTTTGTATTACTACTTTGTCAATATCTATATATTTTCTAAACATACTAGATATCCATCGAGGATATACTGAGTTAGGAGCGCCAGGATCAGCATAAACTACACAAGGTGCAATCTCTTGTGAATAGATTCTTCCGTAACAGTTATCTGAACCAAAGTAAGGTTCGTCTATTTTATGTGCCCAGTAGCCAGCCGAATGGCTGTCGCCAACAAATAAAGTTCTACCTGGCATTTGCGCGACTCAGCTGCTGACGCATTTCTAAATCGGTTTTGAACGGACCTTCAGTTTCATAACGTTCAACAGTAATAAGTTTAGGGCAAAAACTCTTTACCCAACCCTTGTCAAACCTAATGATAAAATAACCTGCACAGTACAAGCTCTTAGACTTTTTGCTTTTTGTAAATAATGCAAGACGTTGCTTAACATCGAACATTGGATTATACGGAGCGCAACTAGTGCTAAATCCGTAAATTTCAAATTCTTTAGGCTTGCTGTCGACTGTCTCTATTGGAGACCAAGTAATGTCGGCATTTAAATTTTTAGTTAGTGCTTTGATATTTTTATAAAACCTAGTACCTGTATTATTTGAAGAATACATTAACTGACTGTCATCGCCGATACTTAGTGTAGCAACCTTTTCGCCCTCGCTTTCAACAATCCAAAACTTGTTCTTTAATATTTCTTTTGCACTTAATTTCTCTGTCATATTATGCTCCTTGATATTTTGCTTGCAAAGGTGGCGCAAAGTATTGTGCCTGGTCAGCAACTCGTTGCATGTCCCACTTTGCACAGAACTTCATAAGACGCATGCCAACTTGTGTAATGTCTTTAGGTTCTACTTCTGCAATAGTTGTATTAATTATGTCTCTAATGTCTGCAGGTTGTGCTGACAAGTCACACAACACAACATTGCGATTATAGTCATCTAGCACACGATGCTCTGTGCCATTATGATCAGTCCAACGCTGTAGCATCATGTTGTTCCAGTTGTAACCTTTTGTAGTCTTATCTTCGTATGCTTCAATAAGACCTACTTTGTTCTTAGTACCTTTCTTACGTACACCAGGGTAAGCACTAAACACGTTATCACTAGTGTCACCACGCATACACTTCTCAAACAACATAAAGTCAGGTAGCGGTGCAGGCTTAGGCTCTTTAGTCTTCTTATCAATTACACGATCGCCTTTGTCTGTAAAGTAACCTTCGTGTGTAATTGTAGTGTTACTAACACCATTGTACTGTTTACAGTTAGGTGCAATCAATTGTGCAAAATCACCGTCAGTACTAATAACAACATGATTGTCATTAGGATGTGCTTGTACCCACCCAGCAATAAGATCATCTGCTTCTAGTTGCGGATGCCGCATCACTGTACAGTTAGTTTTTTCTGTAACAAAGTTTTTAAACTCGTCAAAGATCTCCCAAAACGCTGTATCTTCTTCTTGCTCACGTTGTGTAAGTGCATCACGAGCAACTTGCCTATTACGCTTGTAAGGCTCATAATAGTCCTTACGCCAGCTACGACCTTCTAAGCAAAATACAACATGTGTACCGTCAAAGTCTTGCCAAGCCTTCTTAATACTGTTTAATGTAATGTGTAGTGCCATACCTACTTTAGTATCTAAGTCGCCACGTACAACGTGCCGAGCTCTAAAGAAAGTGTTTGCTGTGTCTACAAGAATGTAAGTTGCCATATTATGAACACCCCGATATACATAATGAGAACAAGTCGCCATTCTGTACGAATGCAACAAGTAGTGTAATGCCTAAAATTTCTAACATAGTTCTGCCTTTGTATAATTTATAGTACTATTATAACACCAGATCTGGCTTGTGTCAATCATTAACTTACTTCACTTTTGCCCTTATCAATAGGCACAACATTAATATATCCTGCACCTCTTGATGTATCCATACCTTCTTCGTCTAACATATTATATACAATATCTCTAAACCAACGTTCTACAATTTCTTCTTCAGGATCGGCTTCTTCTCCGTATCCATTTCGAATTAGATCTTTGATAAAGTACTTGTTCCAATCGAGTTCAAAGAATCCATTTCGAATGTTATCTTTGTTTACTTGCATATCAAGTACATTAACCCAAGGTTGCTTCTTCTTAGTAGCATAAGCCTTCGGGTCTTTTTTCTGCAAGACTTCTAAAGAATCTTGTTCGACACGTGCCTTTTCTTTAGCAATGCGTGCCTCCTCTTTATCAAGTCCTGTTAATTTTTTTAAAAAGTTTTTCATATTAGTCCTTTTTCTCTTAACTTTTCATCAAGAGGTTTGTTAATAGTAGCTTTCATTGCTTTTTCGTGTTGTGCATTTTTATATTCTCTCAATTTATCAAGTTCCCCAGGCATTTCCGAATAATGAGATGTGGAGTCTTGGAGTAAATCTCCATCCTCTTTCCATACACGCTTCTGCGACATCTTTAACATTGAGGACATATTCTTCAGAGCGTCCGCCCATTGGCATAAGATATACCGGACATTCCACCCCGGCACTTCTGTAAGCGTCCACAGCTTTTGTAACTTCGTCAAAGTCGTCATTAGTAGCCACAACAAACTTAAGATAAAGTTCACTACCAGTAACACTGTTATACTCACTAGCAATATTAGGTTTAATAGCAGTCTCCCAAGGTTCTCCTGAGACACTAAGTTTTGGGGAACAGCTCCAAGTGACCTCAAGTCTGTCGCTATTATTGAGATAGTCTCGGAGACCGTCGTGTAAGTGTTGTGTAGTATTTGTTTCAAATGTAACATTTTTTAAGTCCTGCATTCTTGGATGCTCGAATAGTTCAACGTACAATCGCTGCCACGCTAACAAAGGTTCGCCACCTGTCATAATTAAATGGATATCCTGTCCGTTATCCATTGTCCACCTACCTTCTGGAGTAAGTGATAGCAAATGTTCGACTACTTCATCAACTTCTGCTTGTTTGTTAAAGTCTTTAAACTCTGGATAGATACTTGCGTATGTATCACAGCCTGTATGTATAATAGGCAAGTCATTAAACTCTTTTGTAGTTTTATGCACATCATTTGCAATTAAGTCAGCAACTTCTTGATTGTGTATAATACCCTGTTTTTGTTTCTCGTCACGCATTGGCTCGTTCTTTAAGCCAAAGTTCATACAACGAAAGTTACAACCGAATGTACGTAAGAATACACTAGGTACTCCTACAAACTTGCCTTCGCCTTGTACGCTATAAAACGCTTCTGAATATCTAAGTTTCATTAGCAGCTAAACTCCTGTTGTAGTTTGATGTTGTCAAAGAACTCTTTCTTTGTACCTGCATCATGTTTAAATGCACCTTTAAGTACAGTTGTTTGTGTAAGACTACTGTGTGCCATAATGCCTCTGTTCTCACAACACCCGTGTGTTGCTTGAATATACACACCTAAGTGTTCTGCATCTGTTGCCGCTTGAATCTCACGTGCAATATCATTTGCAAGTTCTTCTTGTAGTGTTCCACGTCTAGCACACCATTGCGCAATACGTGTGTACTTGCTTAGACCAATTAATTTG